TGGACAATTAGGATCACTTCCAGCAGATTCCGAGCAATTTATGATGATTGAGGATTTGTACAAATCCGTAGATAAGTTAAATAAACATATTGAAAACATGGCTTTAAATAAAGTGAACATTGAGTTTTTAAGAAAACAAATGGATAAAGTGTTAGAAGATATTGAAAAGTTAAAAGATGCTAATAGAGAAATTCACTATAAGAATGGAACACCCTAAATGGAAACTGTAGTTGCATTATTAATGTTTGTAAATTTTGAAATTAAGGAGCATAGAATCCAAGAGTCAATGGGAATGTGCCTTCGTGGAAAACGTGAGGCAGAACGTCAATACAGCGAAACAGTAACTTATAAGTGTATTAAAACTCAAGCTGAAGTAGAGATTAATAACGATGGATCAAAATCTATTAAAAAGATCGTTTTAAAATAATGGATATAGTAAAATAATAATGATTAATCATCCCTACGATGTTCAAATGATGTTAATGTTTGTATTTATAACTCTTTACTTAGTGATTGATATTATTTTTTAACTATAATCTCTTTCTTTAATCATCTCCAAATAATGAATTGCTTTATCTATATCTTTCTCTTTACCTTTTTTTTGGTGTCGACAAATATATTTAATAGCACAACCTTCTGCGAAGAGTAATTTATTTTCATTAATGAACTGAGCAGGTTGGATTTTCATTCCTTTATAGTGAGATCCATCTACTTGTTTTTCCAACGAATCATACGTAAAACCTTTAAACATATCCTTATCGGTCATTGTTTTTTTTCCATTCATTATATTCCTTAATCCACTCTGCATGAGAAGTCTCTTTATTAGAATTTAAGTTTAAATCCTTTTTTCTCATATTTAATTTGTGCAGGAGTTCTTCTATCTTTAAGTATTTTACTTTGTTGAAGGGTAAATTTAAATGGACCTTGCTGCATAGCTGTTTGAGTTTTTTTATAAGCATAATCTGGATCTATGTCTGCATACTGACAGACTTCTTTAAAGTCTTTTGAACAATTAGAAAACCAAGCAATTGCCAAGCGTTTACATTCAAGGTAATTTTTCCTAAGACCATTATATTTAGCATCTGTTATAGCTTGAGCAATTACTGCTTGCCACAAAACAAACTCAGGACTTCTCTCCTGACTCTCCTTTATAATTGATGCCTTTATCTGTGTTCTGAACATTAATTATTTCATAAGTTATTCTGGATTTTCTCATACCATCATCTCTCCAATCAAACCCTTTTTTTAAATCTATTTTATTAAATGTTTCAACAGCCTCTTTATCACTTAAGGCAGTTAAATGTATTTCAGTTGTCATAGGTAACCATACCCATACTTTAAATTTATAGATCATATGTTATGCTGTCTTCGACTTGCTTCTAAAGTTCTAAAGATATCAATGACTAACCCTTCTTTATCTCTTTTATTCTCTAGGGTAGTCGAATTGACTTCAGCATCATATAACTCACGTGTTGCTTTGTTATATTCTTCTGATGCATAGTAAAGTTGTTCTTTAGCTGAAATAGACTTAAGTGTTGTATCAGCTGTTATGAATAAGGCTTTGCTTCTCTTGAGTTGACGTTCTAGGTATTTGACGTTGGCTGTAACCTCTGCATGTTTCTCGTCTGTCTCTGCTAAGTATCTTAAAGATTTTTCTACACGTTCTTCGCTTATCATGGTATCCAGTCTCCTTTGTTATTCTTACAATAATATCCAAGAATTTCAACTCCTTTGTAGTGAAATGCTTTCTGATTCTCATTCTTATCAATTACCTTATAAAAAGCATTTTCGCAAGTTACTTTATTAAGTGTTAATCCTACAGGTATTTTTGCAACTTCACCATTTAATAGATGAAGTATTATTGCTATTAATTCCATTATGATTCCTATTGATTAAACCAGACGGGAGCTACTATTTATAGTGTACTGTTTGTCCTATGTTGATACTCCCGCCTAGTCAGGGAGCCACATCGAAAGGATGATATGGCTATTCGGTTAAAACGGAGCTTCGTCTCCGTCATATTTAGCATCTAATATTTTTCTTACGTATCCATCAATCTGTTCAAAGTTTACTTCTTTGCCTGATTGAATAGCTGATGCTAATAAATTACTCATCGTCAATCGATACTTTTCTTTCCATTGACTACTTACATCTTTTACTGCTGTTGGTTTAACAGTTGGTATTACTACAGCTGCACCATCAACTAATTCTACTGATTTAGCTGTCTGATAAAACTTACCATTTTTACTTTGACGCATGGGTTCAGCTGTTATTCTTAGCTTTGCACCTTTTGCCCAACCTTCAGCACCTATTGCTTCACCATAAATAGTCATATCAGTACCATCTTCTTTGGTAACGTAAATACTATATTTACCTCCACCATCTCTAGATGGATATGCTATTTTATGTGAGCATTCAAACGTTTCTAGATTCATATTTCTCCTATTTAATTGTTTCACTATACTACCTATTCTTTGCATCTATACCTCATTTCCAGGCATTATGCCATATCTTTCTTGCAAATGATTCAGCACCTGGTGAATATCTCCATCTCCAGTTGTCGAATTTCAAAGGAAACATTCGAACAACGTCTTCCTTTGTTTTTGCAATTCCTAAGATATGTTCTATCGATTTAAAGGCTTGTATTAATAGTTCAAGATGTCCTACTTGATCTCCTAGATCAGAAGTATGATTATCCCAAGCAGATGCATATAACAGTAAGCATTCTTTATTGAATAACTCACGATATAAGAACTGCTGCCTT